TAAGCCTTAGAGGTATGGTATAATAATGGTGGAGTAAAAATGAAGTACCTCTAAGGTATGTAGTTTTTAATGGCCCTCACTGCGGTGGGGGCTTATTTTTTTGTCATTATTTAGATAATTGATTAAAAGGATAGTCTGTTAATAGAATATTTTTTAATTGATCACGTGCATCATTGAAGTCATTATCATGCAAAGATAGATATTCATTTTTGCCAAACTCACCACGAGAATATAAAAACTCTTTGAATTTAGTAAGCGTAGATTGCAATGTATCAATTTTCTTTTTAATCTTTGTAATATCAGATTGGTCACTAATATCATTCAATATATTGTCAATCTTATCATTATATGCATCTACTTTATTTAGATAACCTTCAGTATCAAAATAAGATTGTTTTGTATTAGATGATGAAAGAGGAATAGTAGGCTCATTTATCATATTTAATAACTCAAACAACTGTTCAGCAGTAAGCATATATGGCTCATAATCTATATGTTCTGAAATAGTATTAGAAATATCTATTTGTAATGCATCAATAGTAATGGGATTAAGTCGAATTTCTGGCTTAGGTGCAAAAGAACTTAGCAATGATTTTAAAAATGAAAACATAATAATTCCCCCTAATAACTAAATATAGTGATGATAAAATTCTATATCCTCTAATAAATCATCAGTAAGTTCTTTCCGCCTTACCATATGTTCAATTAAATTAACATGATGATCTATATGAAAATCGTCATTAATGATATGCAGCAATTCATGCTTTACTTCATTACGCATATCTTCAAAAGACATATTTTTGCGAATATAAATATTGTGTACACCTTCATCTTCCCCAACAGATGATACAGCCTTAACATTAGGAATATCACACTCAATAATATTAACAATCACTCTCTAACATCCCCCATTATAAGTTTATTTGTGTTTAAGTTTGAGTAATTCTATATATTCTACAGCTTTTTCCATATCCTCCTTAGAGATACCACGAGATGCGGAGAATAACATACGCATTTCTGGACGAGTGCGAAGCATTTCTGCATACTCTGCAGTTTCTGCATCTAAATAATAATTAGAAGATTGCTCATTTGTTGGAATATTCTCATCATAACCAAGTAGCCATGCAGGACTAACATTTAATGCTTTAGCAATAATATATACTTTATCTTGCTTTGGCTCATATCGGTCATTTAACCAATCAGAAATGGAAGATTGACGGATACCAGTACGCTTTGCTAATTCAGTTTGAGTTATTTTGCGTTCTTTCATGATACTTTTTAAACGATTTATAAATTGAATACTCATGATAACTTCTCCTCTAATACTTGCTACACGCTTATTATAAACGGAAAACCGTCAAAAGTAAACATATTTTTATAAATATTAAACCAAACTTAAACGGAAAACCGATAGACAAAAGAGAGAAACAAGTGTATTATTGAATTACGGAAAGCCGATAATTAAAAAAGGAGGTACAGAAATGGAATTTGATTATACAAATCTAAGAGCATTTATCAAAGAACATTTTCATAATCTAAAAGAGTTTGCTCATTTCTTAGGAATTGGTACAACGCAGTTAGGCCAACGATTAGCAAACAAAGTACCATTCACTCAAAGAGAAATTGATAGAGTGGCCAACAATATGGAATGTGGGAAATTAGATATGAATAAAATTGATGAACTTTTTTTTCAAAAGAAATAACGGAAAACCGATATTAAAGAGTGGAGAAAATGAAAGAAATAAGAGTGGCTGGAACAATAAAAATTAATTTTACTCATCCGATGCAGATGCATATGAAGAATATAAGCAATAAGTTAAATGATTTAGTGGATGCAATTAATTCAGCAAGAAAAGACGGATACAACATAAAAGTAGATTTCAGCAAATTAGAACAAGAAGATTAAACAGAAGGGAATGTGTAGTAATGGAAAGTGTTCAACCAAAGTATGTTCCTATTAGCACATTAGCTAAGATATGGGGACGCAGCAAAATGTATATCTATAGAAGAATAGATATGATCCGCAATGAAGGTAGATTTAATGAAATCTGTATGCAACTAGGACCGCAACAAACGCTAGTACATGTAGAAAAATTTGAAGCATGGATGAAAGGGCAGCACATGAAGTGGCTAAAGGGGGCATAGAAGATGAACATTATAAATCTAATTACAACCGTGCAATGGTGCTTAGGGATATTAGGGTTAGGACTATATGGAGGAATTGAGCAAGCAGAAGGCTGGCAAATATTAATCAATATAGTATTAACAATAACAACTGGCATCACAATTTGGATGTTAGGCAGGGTTAAGGAGGTGATAAAACATGAAAGACAAAAGAGAAAAAGCACTAGATCTACTAAAAACATATTTAATGTTTGATGATGAAGAAATGCAAGTTTTAAGGGAACGAATTACATCAATTAGCGTAAGCAATAAAAGCACAAGTTTAGATTTTACTATTCTTGCTAATAGATGCGCTATTTTTGTTAAGCGAAAAACAGGGGAATATGTATTACGCATAACAGGTAAAGGCCCAATTAAAGAGTACAAGGTACATCTTGCATTAACGGCAAGAGAAATATTGCTTGATGCGGTGATGAATAATGAGTAAACACTGCAGCATATGTGATGAGTGCAATAAAAAAAGCCATGCCTACATACACTGTAGACAGGCCAAAGGGATTATATGTATGGAACATTGCGATGCATGCCAATATTTAGAGATTGAACAAGGTGACATGCATTGCAATTATCCTAGGCAAAAAGAAAAGGCCACTAATTAAAGTAGCCTAATCAAGCACGTAATTACGCACCAAACCTAACGTAATTATATCACACATGGGCATGAAAGACTAGAGAAAAGCTTATTTCAAGGCTTTTCTTATTAACTAGATATAAAGTATTAACAAATCAACCATGGGGTAATTACAATGAGGAAGCGTAAAAAAGTCATATCTAAAAACATGATAGAAGTACTTGATTATCACACATCAAGAACATATAGAAAGAATGGCAAGCGTGTAAAAAAGAAAAGCATCACACCAGAAACGCAGAAAAAGCAAAATGAAAAACAAGCAGAAGCAATGCTGCGTATGTTGATTGATAATAACTTCACTACAAATGATTGTTACATCACACTCACATATAAAGAACAGCCTGAAACATGGGATGATGCAAAGAAAGATATTCAGAATTTTATAAGACGGCTTAAACGCAGGTATAAAAAACTGGATAAAGAATTGAAATACATTTACATAGCGGAGGGGAAAACAAGAATACATTTCCACATGATCATCAATAATGCAGAACTATATTCGGATGAACTGAATGAACTTTGGCCACATGGCATGCATAAGTTGATGTTGTATCAAGGAAGAGCAGAAGATGCAGTGAGATTAGCAAGCTACTTTGTAAAAGAAAAAAGAAGTGCATGCTATTCAGATAAAGAAGATGCATTTAAGCGTAGGTGGAACAGTAGCAAGAATTTAGAAAAACCAAAAGTAAAAACAGAAATATTGAAGCCAAGCGAATGGAGAGATTACATCCAACCGCCAAAAGGCTATTACGTGGAAACAGACAGTGTAGTTGAGTCTGTATCTGATGAAGGTTATCCTTATAGATTTTACAGATTGATAAGAATTGAGGAGGTAAAACATGGCACTACTAGGGATAGGTATTGTGATAGGGGCAATGCTAGGAGTATCAATAATGGCATTATGCGTAATTAGTAAAGAATGTGAGAAATGGGAGGATGAAGTAAATGATAAACGTAAATGAAGTATTTTTGAGCGGTAACGTAGTAGCAGATGCAGAACTACGATACACAAAAACAGGGAAGCCAGTACTCACATTTAGAATGGCAACCAACAAATATGTGAATGAGCAACAGAGTACACAATATCACAACATTGTATGCTGGGTTGATGCGGAAAAATACAGTGGATTAAAGAAAGGTGATTTTGTATCAGTAAATGGCGAATTAAGGACTAGATCATATGAAAAAGACGGAAGTAAAAGATACATCACAGAGATTGTGCCCAAAGTCCTTACATATGGGTTGAAAGAAAATGAAAGTAACACAAGCAACAGTAACAGGTTATAACAGTGCAGCACTTGGAGTTAATACAACAGTAAGTGGCACAAGCACAATTGTACTAGGCAGAAATAACAATGTAGTAGGTGATAACAATGTAATCATTGGTGCAAATAATGGCACTATCAACGCAGGTCAAAGCACATTCATTGGATATAACAATACAAGCGTAGATAACAGCCAAGAGCAAACAGTGATTGGTGCAAATAGCAAAGTAGGGGGCCAAGGAGCAATGGCGCTAGGCACTCATGCAGAAGTAACTTCAATTGATGCGGTAGGCATTGGCAATAACCTTGTGGCGGACAAGCCAAATAGCGTTGCACTAGGAACAAATAGTGTAACAGACAATGCAGTTAATCAACTACAGGCAATGGTAAACAATACAACATATGTATTTGCAGGTACAGATGCAACATCAGTAGTGAGTGTAGGTAGTAAACAACGTGCAGGATTTGGCGGAGTAAAGAACTATGTTCGCCAAGTACAGAATGTTGCTGCAGGCAGAGTAGATGCATCTTCTACTGATGCAGTAAATGGTTCACAGCTACATGCTGCATATGATGCCATTAATACAATGGGTGAAGATATTGATAAAGCACTAGATGCCCAACAACAATTCAATACTGCAGTACATAAAACACTAGCAAATCATAAGGATGCAATTAAAAATAACACACAACGTATTGCACAACATGATGCGGACATTGCAAATAATAAAAATGCTATCAAGGCTAATGATCGTGTATTGAAAAATCATGAAGAACGTATTGATAAGCTAGAACATCAAGCAAGCAATACATTAACAAATTTAAAAGCAGACATTAAGCAATTGGACGGACGGATTAATAAAGTGGGTGCAAGTGCAGCTGCATTAGCTGGACTACATCCAATGGAATTTAACAAAGATGATAAATTTAGCACATCTGTAGCATATGGCCATTATAAAAATGCCAATGCGGTGGCATTAGGTGCTTACTACAGACCAAATGAAAAAGTGTTACTTGGCATTGCAGGTACATTTGGTAGTGAAAACATGTACAACGTAAGTGCATCTTTCAAATTTGGTAAACATAGTGAATATGAACCACAAGCAAAACGTGACGGAGAAATTGAAGCTATGAAAGCACAAATTGCAGAATTAACAGCAAGACTTAATGCGGTAAGCAAATAAAATAGGTGGGCGGTATATCCGCCCTTACCTAAAACTAGGGGGCGAAGTTATGAACCATGTAACAACACTATTTAACAGTAATGAGTTTGGGGAACTAAGAACTATCATTATTGAAAATGAAGTGTACTTTGTGGCCAAGAGCGTAGCAACTGCACTTGGATATAAAGATACTGCAGATGCAATCAGAAAACATATTGATGAAGAAGATAAGCTGCGTTGGCAAATTGCCGACACAGGCCAAAAGAGGGAAACATATTTAATTAATGAGTCTGGACTATATTCCTTGATATTGAAATCAAAGATGCCAAGTGCGAAGAAATTTAAACGCTGGGTAACTAGCGAAGTACTTCCACAAATTAGAAAAACAGGTAGCTATGATCTACATATTCCAAAGACATTACCAGAAGCATTGAGATTGTATGCAGATGAAGTAGAAGCACATAACCAATCAAAGGCAATCATTGAGCAACAGAAACAACAGATTGCGGAGTATGAACCAAAGGTAGATTACGTAGATAAAATATTAAGTTCTACAAATGCAATGACTGTAACGCAGATTGCTGCGGATTATGGTCTTAGTGCTAAAGCATTAAACAAGATACTTCATGATGCACATATTCAACGTAGCGTAAATGGACAATGGATTTTGTATAGCGATTTAATGCGTAAGGGATATACAAAGACTAAGACACACACATATATGACTACAGACGGAAGATTGGAGTGCAAAGCATCTACACGTTGGACACAAAAGGGAAGATTGATGATACACGAGTTATTAAAGAAACTGGGCATCAATGCAGTGTGTGAGGAGGTAGCATGAAGCCATTAGTATATAAAGGCCTACGAAAGAACGTGAACAGGTCAGAATGGGTAAGCAGTGATGAAATAAAACAAAGCTATTCACAAATAAGACTATTAGCAGTAGAAAATGATACATATGCATGGGTACCGATTGAGGACGGAACACTATGCAGAGGAAGCGAAGCAAAAGACACGCTAGGGAAAAGAATATATGAAAAGGACCATATAGAGTTTGATTGTATATAACTACAAGATACACCAATGGTAGGGGAAGTATATTATAGCGTTGATAAATATCAATGGAGATGCAAGACAATCAACCAGCAGGAGACACAACTAGATGATGTGGTATTAGATTTTGACTTAGCATTTGTATTGAAAAATGGGAAAGTAAAAGTAATAGGCAATAGATTAGAGGGATATGAGCATGAATGATAGATTTAGAAACCTAATGAAAGCACATGATCATATTGTAAAAGGACGGTCAAAGGAAGTTAGAAAAGTGTTCATCCCACATTGGGGTTATGTATTTGTATCATCTGATGCATTGATAAAAGCAAGAATACGAAGAGATACATTAAAGGGGAACAAAGTATTTAATCAATGGGCAAGGAGTTATTATGAAACCACCATGCAGGGAGTGCCAATTTAGAGAAGTAGGGTGCCACAGTAAATGTGAAAGCTACATTCAATGGAGAGTGCAGTTAGATAAATACAACGAGCAAAAGAACATACAGAATGATGCGTGTAAATACATTAGAGATAATGTAAGCACTATTAGACACAGAATGAGAAAGCTAAAAGGATATAGCTGTAATGTGAGGGACTAATAAATGAAGTTAGATTTATGGGTAAGGCTAAATATAACAATGGCTGATGATAATAAAGTAAGTGGTTGGACACAGATATATGGAAAACATGAATTAGCTATGTACAAGAAACCTTTTAAATCATTAAAGCCAATTGTTAATGATCACATAGAGAGAATAAACTGGCTAACTATTTGTAATAGGTGGGGTGAAACAAACCAAGTTATAGAAGTGAATACGAGTAAGATAAAGAAATATGTCATAAAAGAGTGCGTACAGCCATATGATACTGAAGAAGAATACTATGCAATTAAAGAATGGTATAGAAACTATATGAGGGGAAGAACATTCTTAGAAAATAATGGATAATAAAAAAATTTTAGATGCATGCTGTGGTTCAAGAATGTTCTGGTTTAACAAAGAAAATAAAAATACTGTTTACATGGATAATAGGACGGAAGAAACAACGCTATGTGACGGAAGAAAATTAATTATTAAACCAGACATAATAGCGGATTTTAGAAAAATGCCATATAAAGATGAAACATTTCACCTTGTTATATTTGACCCACCACATTTATTAAGAGCAGGGGAAGAGTCATATTTGAAGTTGAAGTATGGACGATTAACAGCAGACTGGAAAGAGGACATAAAGAAAGGCTTAGCCGAATGTTGGAGGGTGCTTAAAACAAATGGAACAATGATATTCAAATGGAATGAAGAACAAATAACATTGCCAAAGGTAAAAAGGCTATTACCATGTGAGCCAATTATTGGGCAACGCAGAGGGAAAACAATATGGCTAGTGTTTTTTAAACAATAAGGAGGAGCAATGCAAAGAAAGTGTCATAGATGTGATAGGTTATTTACACCAGATAGTCATAGCACATGGTGTCCAAACTGTAGAGCAGGCAAACCAGTAGAGCCTAGAAAGACAAAGGAACAAATAGAGCTAGAGCGCCTTGAACGATTAGAGAAAGAATTTAAATACACAAGATACTGTATACAGTGTGGAAAGAAGTTCTATACAAATGATACACGTAAGGTAATATGCGGTGATTGGGAATGTGAAGAAAAACAAAGATTTGAACTTCGAAGAGCAAGCTGTAGGAAAGGAAAACAAAAATGAGGATACTAAGCATTGGGTTTGGGGATAAAAAGAAAGTAAAGTATGAGAAAGCAAATAATGCTGGTATTACTGAAACATATCAATTAAGTACGGAGGACGATTTCAGACCAGAGATATTAGAACCATATGTAAATGCAAGAGCATTAGTATTTGAAGTGTTTAAAGTGTTTAAGCTATTTGAAGAAGAGTGGATGAAGATTAAATCCATTAGCTTTAAATGGCATAAACAAATGCCTAGAGTTATTACAGAAGTTAAATATGTGCTTTTAATTACCAACAAAAAAGGTGATGAATGTACAATTAGCACTTCATGGCTTCCAATAGAAGAGGAAACACAGGATAAACTAATTCCATTAGTAGAAGAAATAGAACTGTTTGTAAAAGGAACAAGAGCGCAGGGGAAACTATGGGAAGAAGAATTGGCAGATGATGCGGTTGACGGTGAAACATTTCACATCAATGATCTAGTACAAGAAGGGAAAGAGAATGATTAAAAACCAATTAATTTATGTAGCGCATCCATTTGGTGGAGATAAAGCTAATAAGTATTCCATTGATACAATTATGGAAAACTTAGTAATGCTAGATAAGAACAACACATATCTATCACCTCTTCACAATTTCAGCATGTTGTACTTTGATACACAGTATGCCAAAGGTTTAAAAATATGTTTGGACATGCTAAATAAATGTGATGCCTTAGTATTATGTGGGGAATGGGAAACATCTAAAGGCTGCATTGGTGAATGGTCATTTGCAATAGCTAAAGGGATGCCGATATATACATGGAAAGAATGGACTGATAAATTAAAGGAACAGGGAGATAATAGCCGATGACAGGAAGGGAATATTTAAATCAGATACGTGATACTGATTTGAATATCAAATGTAAGGAAAGAGAAGTGTTAAGGCTGCAACAAGACATAATGTATCTGCAAGCACTAGACTATAGCAAAGACATTGTAAGCGGAGGGCAACCAATCACATTTGAAGATAAGATAGCAAACATTGATGCACTATCGAATGAACTAATGAGGGAGTGGAGTGGTTACCTAAGAGAAAGGGAAAGAGCAAGAGTTCTTATTAACGCAATATCTAGTGCCAAGCAAAAGGCGGTACTGATTGATAGATACATTAATTGTTACACATGGGAAAAGGTAGCAGAATTAATAGGGTGTTCGGTGCAAAACATTCACAATCTGCATAAGCGTGCAATTAGAAATTTTGAAGTAATTTTTAAAAAGGTTGATAGTATTTGACTATCAATTTATGGGATACTATATGTGGGCATGGATGAAGAGAACACTTTCAACAAGCCTCCTAGAAAAACTACACACTATTAAGGACTACATCATACACAGGTCGCACAACACAGTATGATGCGGTCCTTTTTAGTTTATAAGGGGTATTTGATGAAGCATAAAAGAATTACATCCAAGAAAACGATACAAGAAGTTCGCAAGACATATTGTGAAATATGCGGACAAAGAACAAATATAGAACCGCATCATATTAATACACGTGGCAGTGGTGGTGGAGATATTAAGGAGAACTTAATACAACTCTGTACACAATGCCATATCAATACACACAGTGGACAATATCCAACTAAAGATGATTGCTTAAATAAAGTAGCAGAGCGTGAAGGTATTACATATGATGAAGCCTATGCAATAAATCGTAGAGCAATGGGATATGATGTATGACTAGAATATGTTGTAACAGGGATAGATGCCTTAATAATAAATATGGCATCTGTACTGCAGACACAATTGAATATGAGGGAATATGTCAAAGCTACATAACACAGAATGATGCAAGAAAAACAAATTGCGGATTATGTAGAAGGACACATGGGAAGTTAAAGCGTAATAGCAATACGGTATTAAAGTAGAGGTGATGCAATGCTAAAAGCATGTAGCTATTGTGGAGGAATACATGAAGGAGAATGTCCACATAAGCCAAAGCGCAACTACAAGCAGGAGCATGCAAATGCATCTGATAGCAGAAGGAAAGAACGGAAGTTCAGAAGCAGTGTTGAATGGCAAGACTGCAGAAGAGATATATTAGATCGTGATAAACATCTATGTAGATTATGCTTGCACGAAGATAATTATATTAGTGTAGGGCAACGCTTAGATGTACATCACATTGAACCATTACACGAAGCATGGAAGAAGCGTACGGATGAAAAGAACTTGATTACATTATGCAAGATGCATCACTACAAAGCAGACCATGGAGAATACAAGAGGGAGTACTTGAAAAAAATAATTAGCACCCCCCCTACCATAAAATAATTTTTTTGCGAAAAAGTCCAAGACCGTACTGCTCACCACAATTT